CTGAAATTGTTATTCGTTTCAATTTCAACAAAGTTCCATTATTCGTTTTGGAACACCTAAGATTTAGTTAGTTACACTTTATTCTCAATATTCATTTCATTTAGTATTAGATTATTATCTCTATTCTTTTCGATCTTTTCTCCTCCTTTTCTTCTCTTACCCTCTGCATCATGTCTTCTTTAAGCAATAACATGCAAATCTTGTCAAACACACTCCATAAAGATGCTTCCACCCATCCTCTCTTAACCCACACTCTTAAGAACCTGCATACCTCACTTCATGCCTTCCCTTGGAGTTTAACTTCTGAGCAGGTTGAATTACTCGTCAACCTCGGTATTAACGTTTCGCCTCATGGGACACTTCCTCATCCACACCCCGTTCATAAATGCATAGAGACACACGTCCTTTTCAATCATTGGAATCATCTAGCCGTGCAACCTTCCGCCGTCTGTTTCATGAAACCCTCCAAATTTGCTAAACTCTCCAACAGCAACCCCAACTTCATTGAATTGCACAATTACATTATCGACGCTCGAGACCCCACCCGTTACCCTTCGATTTCCAGTTCGTTGCCAACCACGCCTTACCTTTTTATTCACGATGCGCTCATGTTCATCTCGCCAAATGAAATAATTGATCTCTTCTCGAACTGCCCAAATCTCACTCATGTTTTTGGCACTTTAGTTTTGCCCGCCGAAAGCATTCACAACATCCCTTCTTTCTACCCGGACATTTACACATATCATCATGAAAACGGAAACCTCCATTACTTTTTAGAAGGCAACCCTTCACCTCATTACACTCAACCAAAAGACGCTGCAATCTGGTTGACGACCCACACCATCAACGGTCCCAATTTTTCTCTTTCTGTTGTGATCCTCGAATCCTGGTTGTCAGTTCATTCAATCCTCATAACAAAATACCAGCCCCGGGTCCCAACATATAAACACTACTTTCGCATCCCCAAAACTTCACTTCTTCCCAACCCCACCAATCTTAACCTTCCGCTCCATTCTCGCCTCGTACCCACTGAAGTTCACGCTTCGCTCTTTAACTATGTACGTGCAGTCCGCACTTTGAGGACCTCTGACCCCAGCGCCTTCATCCGTTCACTTCGCTCCAAGGAAGAGTATCGATGGGTACATGCTTCCGCTTGGGACCAGCTGGTTCAATTCGCACTTGCCACTCATAATGTGACTTCTCCTTCTCTCTTCGCTTTCATCGAAACCTTCTTACGTCAAATTCTCAATCATGCAAAACTGACTTTCCTGCAGTTTATCCCCAATCCTATTCACCATGCTTTCTTTTGGTTGCTCGCTAAAGCCCTATCTTACATCACTCCAAAACCCTACTCCACGATCTTTCATGTAGCTAGCATCATCTCACCTCTCTTACACACCTACTGGCTTTTTTCTCATCCTTCACCACCTCAAGTCATTTTAGCCAACTACAATCAATATTTCCACCCAGATCCATGGTTATTATTTGCCGATCGATATTCAATTGTCGCCATGCCTAAACCTTTCCTCTCTCTCACATTGCAAACCCCGCCCCCTTCTCCCACTTCTACACCCCCACCTCAACCCACACAACAAACTCAACCTGCTCTCCCTGCGCCTCCTCCTGTCCAAACTTCCAATCCGTTGAACTCCACTCCATTTGCTCCTCCTTCTTCCCTGCCACCATTGCAAACACCCCAATCTGCTCAACCAACAATTCTATCAACTTCAACCCCCGTTCTTCCTCCCATCGTATCACCTCCGATCACCACCTGCAATAATCCTGATCCTCTTCTCACCGACCCCACCGCCATCGGTGTCATCCTACCCTTCAACCAGCTTTATCCTGGCCTTTCCATGCCTTCCCACGTTTGCAACTTCCCTTCAAGACTTAGAGACCCCAACGCTCCTCTTCCAAGCTATCCCATAACTCAAGTCTGTCTCTTCGACGCTCTGTCAACTCTGCTACAACAACCACAACACAATCTATTCCAAATTTTGGCACAATACTTACCAGACAGTCTCGTCGTCGGTCCTGAGGAGAAAACTTCAGGCTACTCCACTGATCATTTAGACATCCTCCTTTATCATTTTGATCAACCTCTCATCATCCATTCGTCTTTAGGCGACGAACCACATGGACCGAAAAATTCTCGAAATCTATTACACTTGTATCATTTCACCGGCCACTGGTCAGCTCAACCTCCTTCTCAACCACCGTTACGCGGAAGTGGTCTTTCCCCTTTCGCTAATGCTGTCTTATCTTTTCGCTGCGAAGACAATTCTCTGCTTCCTATTGCCAACGTTTATGTGCACAAAGTCAATTACCACCGCGCCAAAAATCTCTCTTCAAACCTCAAAAACGAAAACGATGGCATTCTTCTCACACAATTAAAACAAAGTGTCAATGACAACAAACTACTCAGCAAATTGGACTCCATGATGGATAATCCTGTATCACGACACGTCGAACTCATTCACATCGCGGGTTTTCCAGGTTGTGGCAAATCTCATCCTGTTGCATCACTACTCAAGTGCAAAACTTTCAGAAATTCTTTTCGAGTTGTCGTCCCGACCGTAGAATTGCGGTCTGAATGGAAAGACAAGCTCGAATTGCCTGATTTCGAGAGTTGGCGGATTTCCACTTGGGAAACTTCACTTCTCAAACTAGCTAAAGTGTTAGTTATCGATGAAGTGTATAAACTACCCAATGGTTTTCTTGACCTTGCCGTAGCCTTGGACCCCACCTTGCAATTTGTCATTCTTTTAGGCGATCCTTGCCAAGGAACCTATCACTCTCTGTCACCTCATTCTACAAATCATCACATCTACCCTGAGACCGAATACCTCTCCAAATATCGCGACTTTTATTGCCTATGGACACATCGCACACCCCAAGTTATCGCAAATTTGTTAAACGTCAGAAGCTCAAGCAAGGAAAACGGGCAGATCTCCCGATCAAACACCCTCAATGCTTCTTTTCCCGTGCTTGCGACTTCCATGGCAATCGCCACTCATCTAAACCAAAACGGCTTTCGATCTATCACCTATGCAGGTTCTCAGGGCCTCACTCTAAATCGTCTTACGTACCTTTGTGTGGACCGCTACATTTCTCTCATGTCCCCTGGTGTCACGCTTGTCGCACTAACGCGTTCCACCAAGGGCATCATTTTCAATGGCAACTATGACTTGCTGGGAAACCTTGGTTACACCAACACGCTCCTTGAATCAATATTCCGAGGTGAAAAAATCGACTTCCAACACCTTTTTCATCAGCAACTTCGCGGCTCCCGAATCATCACTCAACCCATCATGTCACCAACCGATCGTAAAATGCTTCGTGGCGGTGCCATCCTCATCACCAAAACTGCCAAGATCGACATCAACAGCTCCATCGATTTCCTCCGACAAGACTCCCAGCTCCGCTCTAATCCAGAACTCATCCCTCTGCACGACAATTTCTATCTACCACCTTCTCGACTCGTCTTGAGTCAAAGTTTCTCATCATCATTGCACCCCCCAGCTAAACCAAATAATACACCCTTCGCCCCAACACCTTTTGAACCCTCTTACCCGGGCTATCCATTTGAAACCTATTTTGCCAACCTACCAGACCCTAGCGAGCCTGAATCGAAGGAAAAATGGTACAAAGATAAACGATCACAACAATTCCCAATATTAAACAAGGGCAGTCCTTATTCACCTTTTCCGGCCAACATTGTGGCTCCCATCCACGATTCCAAAAAAGACTCAACTTTGCTACCGCTTTCCATCAACAAAAGACTAAGATTTCGCCCTGACAACAAACCTTACCAAATCACCGAACTTGATCACTACGTCGCCAATCACCTCTTTCAATCATACTGCGAAACTCTCAACACAACCATCGACATCAAGGTCCCATTTGATGCCCATTTATTCGCCGAATGCATCAATTTAAATGACTACAATCAATTAACGAAAAAGACCAGAGCAACTCTCGTAGCCAATGCTTATCGCAGCGATCCAGATTGGCGTTTCACATTCGTCCGCATCTTTTCAAAAACACAACACAAAATTAACACAAACTCACTCTACACATCATGGAAGGCTTGCCAAACCCTAGCTCTCATGAACGATCTTATTGTGCTAACTCTTGGTCCCGTTAAAAAATATCAACGCCTCATAAATGATCCTTTGCGCAAGTCTAATATTTTCACCTACGGTGGCAAGACACCATTTGATCTCTCGTCTTTCTGTCAAAATCACTTCACGCCAAAATCAACTGTCGCCAACGATTACACAGCCTTTGATCAATCACAACTCGGAGAATCATTATGCCTAGAAGTACTTAAAATGAAACGTCTTTCTATCCCTAACAATTTCATCGAGCTCCATTTGACTTTAAAACGCAACCTTTATTGCCAATTTGGCCCTCTCACCTGCATGCGTTTTACAGGCGAACCTGGTACTTGGGATGACAACACCGACTATAACCTTTCCGTACTGTTCACACTATTTCAAATCACAAATCAAGCAGTTCTTGTTAGCGGCGATGACTCATGCATCAACCCTATTCCTCCATTCAATCCACGCTGGAATTCTATCAAAAAACTTTTATTGCTCAAATTCAAGTTAGAATACACCAAATTTCCAATCTTTTGCGGCTATTACGTGGGAAAAGCAGGCGCTCTTCGAGCTCCCACCGCTCTTGCTCACAAAATTCACAATGCTCTCGCTGACGACTCCATTTCGGACAAACATCTATCCTATCTTTCCGAATTTGCAATTGGACATTCATTAGGCGAACAACTCTGGACTTTGCTTCCGCATCATGAAGTCTTAGCACAATCCGCTCTTTTCGACTACTTTTGTCGGAAAACTTCGAAAAAAAACAAACTACTCCTCTACGTTGGGCCGCCCAAACAAGAACACCTCAATCTCCTCACTTTTGACATTGAATCATATCAAGCACTTAGGCAATATCAACGAGCCAATCTTCTATCAAAACATCAACCCCCCCCTCTCGCACCCACACTAGAACCTGTTTTGCAACAAATCTTCAACAATTAGAATGAACACATTACTTCAAACAGCCATAGAACATGCCCCAGCCATCATCTCAGCCCTACCCTCTCTCCTTCCTCCCTCGTCTCAATCAACATCGACTTCGTCAGACCCTGTTCATGACGATCGCCTCTTGCTTGCTAACTCTGCTCTACCTCCTGCTCCTTCGACGCCCTCGCACATCTCATCCTTCCCCTCTTCATCAAGTGTAAAAGTGCCATTTCAGTATGTCTGGTTTGGTTTAGATGGCACTGAATCAAAAAACGCTTCTATCACCATCCCTGAAATTCCTTCTGTTAAGAAAATCATCGCCTTTTTTCGAGATGCCAAACTCGTCAATCTTGAAGCTGCCGTCTATCCTCACTTTGACTGCCTCGAAAAACCAATCACTGTCGACCTCATGTGGTCGCCTTCTGACACCGTCCCCTCCGGCTCAATCTTGAATTGCCCCGGTGCGGTTTGTTTTACTGTCGGCGGTCAATTTCTTTCTCAATCTGGCATCCTACCTTGCGATCTGAACTTCATGAACCCTATTATCAAATCACCAATTCCCTACACCAATCATCCTCGCCTTAATGCTAAGTTCTATAAAAATCAAACAGAACTTCAATCTCATAGGAAGGCCACAATTATCATCCGAGGCATCATCGCCTGTGCCCATCCCACAGTCTATGCTTAAAGGTGTATTGCTACTAACTTTCAATCATAAAATGAACCCAACCATCTTAAATTTCGGCCTCATTCAATACAAACAAGCCTATTTTCCTTTCATTACACTCGGTCCGGCCAATAATGTCACACACACCGTCCTCAACCCATTCGGTTCGCCATTCACATCAACCCGTCTCCAACACGCCGCCAGCTTGGCTTACGAATCGATCAGACCCTCCAAACTATCAAACAATGGTGGAGAATCAGCTGACGTCTCAGTTTCAAACGGCCATCCGATTACATCAATCTTTTCCTCACCCTATTTACCTATACCTTTTAGATCCTACCTCTTTCCTCGAAGACTCGACTCCGGACTTTTACCAGAACTATGTCTTTCATCTGAAGAACGACATGATTTTCCTCCCCTTGGAAATGTTACAACTCTTGCCTCCAAACTCTGACGTCCCTGCCGTCTACCCCCAAAATCTCCGCCCTATGCTCGCTGCCGATCTTTTGGGCATCCGAATTCTTACATTACCCAACAGCAATTAATTTTCTTTTTCTTTCCGCTTTTCCTCACGGTTTACGGTGC